CTAACCCCATACTGTTCGGCAGCGGCGTTGATAGTGCTAGCTCTTTGTGCATCTGTAAGGCTAGGATTTTGTAGTATTGAGTTTATATAGTCATTAATTTCTTGGTTTGAAACAGACGTAGCCATGATTACCTCGGCATAAATTTGTTGGGGTTAATTTGAACACCCTGCTCACGGTTTCCTGTTCGGGCTTCGCGAATATCATCCATCATTTTATAAAGGCGTGTAGCACCGGCATTTGAATTGCCATTACCCAAGTGACTAACAACGTCGGCGGGGATTACAAATTCGCCATCACTTAACGCAGCGGGGCGTTTGTTGTCTATATGTGCGGGTACTTGATCTGCCATACCGTCAGTAGGCCCACCAAGATACATAGGCTGAACACCATCAGCAAGACTCATTACCCCGCCCTGAGCAGCTCGTCTAAACCCAGTTAGACCACCTGGACCTGTAACAGCACTATAACCAGAACTTGATTTAAAAGGTGTGCCTTTAGCTTCTTTTCTTGCTCGTTCGGCGTCATCATAAGCCATTTTCATGGCTGCAATAATGGCAGCGTATTTGGCCGCATCAAGACCTTTAATACCTGTCAAATCCTCTATGGCTTTGCCAACCTGCTGTAATACTCCCTTAGCGTCGGTTGCAGGGGCGCTACCAAAAGGGGTTGTAAGTATCTTATTTTTTTCTGCGTCAGTTAGTTTTGATATATCCGACCCAGTTGTATTTGTACCTCTAGTTTCTGATTCTGCGGATTCAGTAGGAAACCCTTGAAGAATATTTGCTTCATCAGGATATATTTTGGCAAATTCAGCCATTAACTCAGGGTTACTAAGAAGAGTTTGTAATGAATCAGGAGTAAGCCCAACATTACCAATATCTCCAGCAAAACCAGAACCTAATTCACTAAGATTAAGATCAGAAAAATTAATATTGGTGGGTATGTCTGCTAAATCTCCACTTTCAAAACTTCCAAACCCCATTTCAATATCGTTACTCATCTCAGCCCCCTACGGCTTGCGTCTTGCTGCAATCATTGGCGCAGCAAAATTTAAAAATTTCATCACGGCAGCTTGTTGTTTAGGATCAATGCCTAAAGTTTTACCGCCTTCCCCAATAGCTTGATTTAAGAAATAATTAGTTGCAGCACCTTTAGCTGCCTGCCCTAGATCAAACGGACGACCTGACGCTAGAGACGCAATACCAGAAGTAGCGATTGATTTAGCAGGAGTGTAAAGCGAACCTAGACTTTTATCCAGCCCAGTAACTGCGCCAAGCTGATTTACGCCCGCACCAATTCCACCGGAAAGCAAACCGGATTTGAAGCCTTTGCCAAATCCTTGTCCTGTTAATGATCCTATCCCACCTTGAACTGCACCGGATACAAGCGCGTTAGCAGCAATGTCTGCTGCTGCACTGGGAAGAAACGAAGCAAGGCCACCTGCTAAACCCGTACCCGCAGCGGCTGTACCTGTCACTCCACTTAACAATCCACCAATACCACCAAACGGCAAAGTTGCCATCATCAAAAGAGGTGCTATTTTACCGGCATCGCTAGTGTCTTGCCCAACTGTGTAGAACTTACCGGTTTTTTCATCGTAGCCGTAATGCGTTCCACCTTTACCTGCATAAGTACTACCAAACCCAGGACTAAATTCTTTCTGTGTTTCTGGGTCTATGTATTTTGTCATCCTAGTTTCTACTGGGGAACCCTCCCCTTCAGATACTTCAGTGACTTCCGTGGGCTTAAACTTTTTAATATCCGAAATATCCAAGATGCCTTGGGAAGCAAGTCCCCTTGCCATATCCAGAATGACCATTTCTGATGCTGTGGGTAGCCGACCTAAAAGCTTTTTTGCTTCAGCGGCACTAAACCCCATTTGTGTGCCTTCGTCTACATTGACGCCAAACGCCCCGCCACTAAGCTTAGACGTATCAAGGTTTTGGCTAATTTGCCCAGCTAATCTGGCAATTACATCCCCACCATAAGTCTTACCCGCATCATCAGTAAGTGTGGGTATTTCTTTTTGCTGTTGCTGTGCAAAAGCCTGAAACTTTTGTAGCGCAGCTTGTTGGGCAGAGGTTAGTGAGGTACTCACCGTTTACTCCGGTATAGAAGATACAAAAGCCATGGTTGCAATAACCGCAGGTGTTTCTGGTCTGGTTGGTGATACAGCCGCAGGTAAGTGTTCAATCGTTACAGCCGTATCAGTCGTTGCCCAATACAGCTCCACATAATCACCAGCTTCCATGCTTAAAAACAAATTAAGCGCCGCAATCAAATGCCCGTCCGTACCACCATGACTATTAGGAACAGAAAACCGAGAGTTGCTGTTATCAACATTTGTTCCATTCACAGCAGCCCAAACATCAACATCATGGATCTGAGTATCTGTATTAGTAAACTGGATGCTGAATTGTAAGTTGTAAACGCCGGGATAGGTTACGTTTAAACGAGAACTATTGCTTAAGTAAACGCTATCACTAATATCGGTTACATCATAGGTAATTGCATAAGCTACGGTCGTACTTGCAGCATTTTGATCGGAGTCACTTGAAAACGCACCAAAAGGATTACTTAAAAACCTACCCCCATCAGGACCAAATAAACTTTGTAAATTAGTGCTTAGTTGATTAAAATATAGGCGCAATACGTTAGTGAGTGCTTCGTTGTAAAAACGTTGGTATTGATCTGGCGCAATTGGCAGATTAGGTGGAGGGGGTTGCCGGAGAAACATTTATCTTTCTCCATCAGGTCGAATATCAATTCGCGGTGCACCAAGCTGCCACGTTACCCCAAGCTGGTCGGACTGCACTTTCATAATCATCTGCCGCCCGCGTATACGAGTATAAATAATATTGGTAAATTGTTCAATCGTTACTGTAGATGTGCGTGTGACGTTTTTAGAAGTTTCCATTTGAAACCCAGAGCCAGATCCGTTCATGCCATATAACGTCATTGTTAGCTGTGGGGAAGCAGCCGTAGACCCTTGAAATGTTAGATCCGGCACCATGCGCCATACAAACCCAAAGTTCTGACCATCCTCAATATCAAATTCGGCGGACTCAATATAAGCGGTAATTGGTGTTGGTGTACCCGTTTCGTTATCGTCAACCCCAAATTCTTGATTAACTATGTTGTAACTATATGTAGCTGCCTGTGGATAATCACGTAACCCCGAGTCACTCCAAGCTGTACGTCCAAGGGTGCCATAGTGCCAGATGTCTTCAACGTAGTTATAGACAACATACTGATCAATAACCGTAGAATCTGCCGAACAGTAAAACCACCAAATTTCATTGAACCCTTCATTAGTCCCCGCAAAAATTTGCTGGTTTTGAGCAATATTAATATTACTAAATACATGCCGCCGCAAATCGCAACGTAATGTTTCCACTCGCCCACTGTAACGGTAAAACTTATCTACGCCCATCCAGTAAGTAATACCTGAAGCAACTGCGGTAGCGTTTGTCCCTGCAATTGAAATGTTATCACCTAAAAGTTGAGCGCTCCATACGTCGGGCGGTCCAAGATATTGAATAGAATAAAGCGAAGTATCTGTCCATACTAAAATTTCTTGGCGAGTTTGTTGCGCTGCAATAATTTCAGAGCCGTGGGATAGGGGTAAAGAACCTGCTTGGTTTGTTGCAGAAGGCGTCCAATCAACCACCGACTCTTGATCTGACCAACGAATGAGCAATGGATTTAGTACGTTAGAGCCTATATCGTTTACCCCCATGCAAAAGACAAAACGATAAATATCAGAAACAAAAATTAAATTTTGTTTAGTCGGTACTCCTGATGCACCAGCTAATGTCACAACATTAACGCCACGGGTAGTGAAGCCACTAGTAACATCCCAGTAGTATAAACCCCCACCACGAGGGCCAAAGACAAGATCTTCACCAAAGTTTTGCAAAGACCACAAGCGCAGCGCATCATCTGAAGTACCTCCAACCCCCCAGACACCGCTACCCCATGTACCACCACCCCAGCCAGTAAGCGGGCTTTGGATAGCAGGGCCGATGTTAATTTGATAGGAAGCCAAGACTGCCGAGCCGCCACCCGTAGTTGTACTGCTTGCATTACCCGAGGCGGTGATGGAGTACGTATTTGATGTGAGATAAGTTATCTGAAACTGCCCATTAAGCGTCAAACCTGCTACAGCGGTAGCACCACTAAAAGTTACAAAGTCTCCGTTTATTGCCCCGTGTGAGTTAGCAGTAACGACAACTGTAGAAGATCCGTTAGTTGTAGCAAAAGGATCAGTACCAAGAAGATAAGTATTAATGTAATACTCGGCAGAGACTGATGCACCCCCGCCACCTGTAACTGTTGACGTCGCTGCTGTAGTGACTGTGATTACATAAACGTTTGCATTTGTTACGGATGTGATGACATGTCTGGTATTTAACTCTGCCGCAGGTATACCCCCAACGGCTGACGCACCGGAGAAATAAACTAAATCCCCAGCCTGTGCACCGTGCGCGGTGTCGTTAACTGTGACTGCATTAGAAGTATTGGTTGTATCAAAAGGGTTAGATAGCGTAGTGGTGTAATTTCGCTGCCGGATAGGGGTTATATCGTTATATGCACCGCCTCGCTCAATATAGACTTTAAGATTAGTTCCTAAAGCCATGATGTTTTCAAAGCCAAGCGTTACCCAATTCCATAATGACCGGCATACACCAAGAAACGTATTCCCAGAAATACGCGCCCAGCCTCCAATTTTTTCGGGGGTGCCTTGGCGAAACCGCACTTTATCGGAAATATACCAACCGTTCTCATTCGTATAACGAGTATTTTCTTTATTTACCCCAGGTTTTAAAAGAAGTTTTTTTAGTGGCACGACTCACCTCATTAACGCAGCTTCAGCCGCACGGCGGCGAGTAAGTCCGGGGAGTACACGACCGGCAGCTTTGTTCCACAATAGACACTGATCGGCTGCGCCATCCCAATCTCCCGCATCAACACGACGTTTAAACGTCGATACCCTATAGTTCCCTAGCCCACAATTGTATGCCCAGCTAGTCACTGCGGCAATGCGCCGTGGAGAGGCATTTGGAAACGCCGGAGATAACTTACAAATACCTGCAAAAAAGTAATCAATGTGGTGATCTAAGGCATCCTCACACTGCTGCATGGTCCATACGGTACCGGGTTGAATATCAGGGCCGGTTGCTCCCCAGCCAATTGTCCAAGGATGTCCCTTGGTTCCGGGGTCGGGATAGGAGGTTACGGTTCCGTCAGGCAGACGTCTAGCTAGCCCTTCAAAGGGCTTAATAAGAACATTTTTAGCTAGCTTTTTAGCCTCATCGTTCACGATTTTCTATACTTCTCCAGCGGCCTACTAACGAAGTAGAACGTCAAACACATGGTAAACACACCAAAATCATCTTCATCCCAAACCTTGGTTATGACTTCTGTCCATACCGCGCCCGTCTCAAATGCAATAACAAGCGCAGCCGCCTTGACCGTCGCGTACATGAAAAATAAACACCAAGTGATGCCGGGACGTACAAGAGCAGATATTCCAGCCACAAACCAGCCAGCAGCCTTTGCCGTTTCAGCTTGCTCCTTAAAGGCCTCT